AAACTATGTACGAATTAAAGACTGACAACAACACAATCCACTTAAAGTGGGGAACTTGGGCTATGAAAAGGTTTTGCGAATTAGAGAATAAAAATCTAATGCAGCTAATTGAGGTTTTATCTGGAGGGGTTTATGACTTAGATACAATCGTTCATATCGTACAAGCCGCAGCAGAAAGTGGATGCAAGAGCCTTAAAAAGCCTATTGACTTTGATGAATTTGAGGTGTGCGAATGGATAGATCAAGTTGGTGGGTTATCTGCAAAAGATGGACAATTGGTTGAGTTTATGAAATATATGCAAGACTCAATGACTCCAGATTTAAAGCCAGAAAAGGAAACGGACGAAAAAAAAAATTAGGGTTTTATAGTTGGGACTCAATAATTATTCTCGCTATTGAAGTTGGCTTAACGATTAACGAGTTTTGGCAATTGACGTGGCGAGAATTTTTATTATATAAAACGGCTTATCAAAACAAAGAGGTAAGGGAATGGGAAAGGACAAGAATGGTGGCTTATTTGATTTATAAAGTAAATACAAGTGAGAAAAGTCCAAAGAGCTTAAAATCATTTTTTCCTTTGCCAAGTGATGAAGTTGAAGATGATAAGCCTAAACTGACACAAGAACAATTGGCAAGGACATTAAAGTTGTATGGAGTAAAATAATAAAATGGCACAAGAAACGTTAAAAATTACGATAACCGCAGACAATCAACAAGCGGTTCAAAATATACAAGAAACAGTTACCGCAACTCAAAAATTAGGTACTGCATTTAAAACGTTGCCAAGTACAAGTAATCAAGCAACAACTGCTTTAACAAACTTATCAAGGGTTGCGCAAGATGCTCCTTATGGATTTATAGGTATTGCGAATAACTTGAATCCATTATTAGAATCATTCCAAAGATTAAGTAAAGATGCTGGAGGTGCTGGTGCTGCTTTAAAAGCAATGGCTGGTGGTTTAATGGGTCCAGCTGGTATTGGGTTAGCTTTGGGTGCGGTATCATCTTTAATAGTTGCATTTGGTCCAAAATTAGCTGATTTCATAAGTGGAACAACTGAAGCATCTAAAGCAGAAGATAAGTTTGCACAAAGTTTAAGAGATGCAAGAGCCGAAGCAAGTGAAACAGGAATAAGATTACAAGCATATTTAACAATAAGTCAAAATGCAAATGTAAGCGAAGAAAGGAGGGCAGAGGCATTTAAAGCGGTTGTAACTGAATTAAGTAAGGTGAATAAGGCTTATGCATCAACTATTACAACTGTTGACCAAGCAAGAGGAGCAGTTGAATTATATACACAAGCATTAGTAGCACAAGCAATTACTACAAGATATATTGATGAAATTGCTAATAAGACAATTGCTTTAGCTGAAGCCAATAAAAGAATAATACAAACAGGAAGGGAATATTACGCAACTTTAGAGTCAACTAAATTAGCAATTAATGGTTATGCAGATGCTTCGGTTTATCAAGCAAGTGCAATTGCTAAAGCAAAGGATGCTAATATTGATGCTCGTAATGAAGCATTGGCATTAAGAAGTGGAATTATAGGATTAAAAACTTCAGTAAATGATTTATATGTTGCTACATCAAATAATCCTTTCTTTAATTTTATTAAAGGAGCAGATGATACAACAAAAGCAACTGATAAAGCAACTAAAAGTGTTGAAAAATTAGGTAAACAAGCAAGGGTTTTAAAGGTTAGTACAACTCAAATTATACAAACCGAAAATGAAATAAAAACACCTGCAACACCAAATAGGCTAAGTAAGGATTTACCAATGTTTGCTCAACAATATAATGCTGAACAAATATTCAAAAATGAAGCAGCATTAAAAGCATACAATACTCAATTACAATTAGCAAACGGAATTACTGATACAATTACACCAGCATTTGAAGCAATGTTTCAAGCTATGGCAAATGGTGAAAATATAGGTAAAGCATTGGAACAATCATTTAAACAAATTATTGCTCAATTGACTGCAATGATTCTTAAGGCTTTAATATTTAAAGCTGTGATGACTGCATTGGGATTGCCAACTGTGGGTGGAGGTGGAGGTTTAACAAGTTTGGCAAGTGATTTTGGCTCTACTCAAAATGGAGGTCAATTTGTATTACGAGGACAAGATTTATTATTAGCTACAAATAGAGCGCAAAAGGCATCTAATCTTAAAGGACAAAACATTAGTTTAGCATAATGGCATACGGATTAAGATATACAATAACGCAAGAGTTAAGAAACGGAACATCATTAATAGTTAAGATATATGAAAAAAGCTATGTTGGTGCAACTGTTACTCCATATATAGGAACAAATGTTTCTTTAGTACCAAATGCTACAAATGAAGACCCAATTGCTTCTATAATATCTTCGCAGTTAAATGTGTCTTTTATTATTTCCGACCAAGATGATTACGATAATTTCCCTGACTTATTAAACTTTGATGAAACAAAATATTACGTTGAATTAGTTATTGATAATGTAATCAAATGGAGGGGTTTTTTACTTAACGATTATATACAAGTTCCATTTACAACAGGCAATCAAGAGGTTACTATGAATTGCATTGATGGATTGTCATTTCTTAGATATATATACTACGATGGAGATGTAAATGTAAATTCATTAATAAAGCTAATTGACATTATAGGCACATCTTTAAATCAATTACCATTTGACGATACAATATTTATTTATGCTTGTTGTTCTTACTATGCAGATGGAATGTTTGATAGAGGCGATGCTGGTGCAGATGAACCATTTAGTCAAACATATCAATATAAAAGGGATTTTTATAAATTAGATTATTATACTATTTTAGAAAATATAATTAAAACATTCGGTTGTAGATTATTCCAAGCTAATGGTGATTGGTATATTTTGCCAATGAATCAACAAGCTGACACAATATATTATACAAGATATGTTGTTGATGATGTGCCAACTGTTAGTGGTAACGGAGTGTTAACTAATACAATAAACATACAACCATATCAAGATGGTAATGTTCATTTTGTAAATAATAATCAAACTAAAATAGTTAGAAAAGGATTTCCAACTATTGAATCAACTTTGCCGTATAATTACGCTGCAAATTATATATATAATGGAACTTTTAAATTTACTACTGGTTCTGGTTCTTCATTAAGAGCAAATGGTTGGAGTGAGTTTGAGGTTTCGCCATCAAGAGCAACTTTGGTTGTATTACCAGAAGACCAATCAAATAGATATGAAATATTTTATTTAGGTGGTGGAAATGCGTATATACAAAACTATTTTGCATTGCCTACTGCGTATGAATATTTGCCAAAAATGTATGGCACAAGTGTTTCTTTATCTTTTGAATATCAATCTCAAAATGCTGGTGCTAAAATAAGAGTTTATATAACTGCTTTTATTGGTGGAACAACATACTATTTAAAAAGTGATGATACTTGGAGTACAACATCAAATTTTAGAGATATTACATATACAACATACAACTCATACATTTCAAGTAATATAGAAATACCTATGGGTCTTTCACAAGCATTAGGTATAACTATTGAAGGATTAATAGGTGTTAAATTTGAAGCAGCTAATGGTGCGGTTGGTGGTTACATTAAAAATGTAAAATTAACACAAGGCGATGATTCTATTAAAGAAGTTGTAATAACAAGAAATATTGGTGCTACATCTCAAATAGCAACAGATATAGATATTCCTTATAGTGCTATATATCCATATGAAGGAGCATCACCAATACAAAATAATGTGGGTTTATTATTTGATGAAGATGGTGTTATATTAAGAGATTGGTACAGATATGGATATCCACCAGAAGATTTTGGTATGTTGGCTGAATTAGTTATGCGACAATATTCAAACTTATTAAGTAAGAATATAGCTACTTTAGAAGGCGATTTAGGTGCAATATCAGGCACAAATGGGTTTATTTATCTTGATAAAACATATACAATACAAGATTCAAGCACAAATGCTTTGTCTTATAATAACAAAAAGTTTTTAATAAATAGGCTTACATCAACTCCATATTTGGATGAAACAAGTCAAATACAACTTTTAGAGATTACTATGGTTGATAATGCTTCTACTGCTACTGTTGATTATATTGGGGATGTTACCTTAGAAACTCCAAAAAGATATTTTAATAATGCGTAAATTTGTAATATGGCAGCAGTAATTGGAAATAATGTAATGCTTTATTGGCATAGAACAGATGTAGAACCAGAGGTAGACGTAGCTTTTGCGTGTAGTACAAGTTGTACGTTTAATGTAAACATTGACCAAAAAGAGGTAACAAGCCAAACAAGTGCTTGGTTTAGAGAATATAAAAACGATGTGGCTACTTGGAATGTAACCTGTGATGGGTTAATTACTTTAAGTGGCTTTTCATATTTGTTTATGCTTGAAAAGCAGTTAGCAAGAGAGCCAATAGAGATTAAGTTTGTTGTTGATAATGGAGTTGATGGATTGGTTATTATTAACGGAACTTGTAATATATCAAGTTTAGCAATAAACGCACCCCAAAAGGATGTGGCTACATATAACGTGAGTTTACAAGGTAGCGGAGTATATGGAATAACAGGAACAAGCGTAGACCCAGAAGGAGTTATTATAGTTGGTTCAAACCCTGTTAAAACAAAAGGTTACACGGCAATAGGAGGGGAAACATCAATTACATTTACTGACACAATAGGTTATTCTTGTCTTTACGTTTCAAGAGGTGGTGTGGATGCACAAAACATTTTAACAACAGGAACTGCAACAGGTGATGATGTTAAGTTTGTAAGTGCAACAGGGGTATTGACTTTTGGTAGAGTTTTGGTAGCAGGGGAATATATTAGAGCATTATTTCAATAAAATATTATGAGTCAAATTCAAGTAACTGGCGAAGCAAAAATAAGAACATTAACTGGTGCATTAACTGCAACTGCTGGGGTTGTTACTTCAGTTCCTTTAGGTGATGCAAATGGGGTAGCTACTTTAGGAGCTGATGGAAAAGTACCATCTGCTCAATTACCAACTTTAGGTTCTTCATATAAGGGAACTTGGAATGCTGCTACTAATACACCTTACATTGTAGATGGTGTTGGTACGGCAGGGGATTATTATTTAGTTAGTACAGGTGGTACTTGGAATGGTATAGTATTCGTTGAAGGTAACACAGTAATTTATTCAGGAAGTATTTGGCAAAGAGCTGGTGGTGGAACAGGTACAGTAACTTCGGTTGCTCTTTCTGCTCCTGCTGCTTTTTCTATTACAGGTTCGCCAATTACAGGTGCAGGTACTTTAGCAATAGCTGGGGCAGGTAATGCTAATGACTATATAAAAGGTGATGGCACTTTAGGTGTATTTAGTAGTGCAGCAGTCGCTTCAATTACTGGAGGAGCATCTACCATAGCTACAAGCAATTTAGATACATCAAAGGCTTTAAATTCTAACTCAAGTGGTAAGGTTGTAGCTAATATAACAACAGCTACTGAATTATCTTATTTAAGCGGTGTAACTTCTAATGTGCAAACTCAATTAGATGGCAAAGGTCCATCTTATACTTTAGGTAGTGTTAGTTCATCTCCTACAAGCGTATTGGTTATTACTGGTACAGGTGCGCCTGTTAATGGCTCATTGACTTTTACAATAAATCAATCTTCAACTACTCAA